GAACCTCCCCCGCCTACCCCTCAATCAGGCCGGGATGTTTGGGTGATGGTCGAGCGGTAGTGAATCTTTGTCTTGCTGCTCTTGCTTCTTGCAAAGTCTTTCTCGTATGGCAGGGCTTACACAATGCTTGGAGATTATCTAGCTCGTGGCTTCCGCCGCTCTTTAGGTTTACGATATGGTCCACGTCCGTAGCGCTGCTCAGACAGTTGGGTGCTTGACATGTGTGCTCCGCTCTCTCGAGTACCTGGCGGCGTAGGGCTTTCCACCCTGGGGGGTGTTGTCGTGTGGATGTTTCCCATCCCATGATTAGTTGTCCGTGTTGTCCGTGTCGTCGTCTAGGCGTTGGAAGTTGGCCCATACCTCCCCGGGGTTTCCGCCCCAGGCATCCCAGGCGACCCTACCGGGGGAGGGATAACCGTCCTCGCCACGGTTGAATCCTTCAGCGTCCTTGTCTGGTGTGTGTCTTGCAAAGAATGAGCGCATCCGCTTGATTGTGTCCTCGGATACGTTTTGCCCGTTGGCTAGCTGTGAGGCTCGGCGTCTACCCACGTCGGTGAATCCTTGCCCAGCTCGACCTTCGGCTATCCATATCAGGGCACGCTTGGCTGCGTCTTGTACTCCCTGCGGTGGTGTGAATGTTGCCATTATCGTTTCCGCAATGGGGTCACGTTGGATGGGTGTTCGTCACTCACAGTCGGCTTCGGTTTGCCCCCACGAGCAATAGCCGCTACAACAGCAACGCTCACCGCAAACACAAACAGCAACGTCATTAGGGCCATCGGTACAACAATCAACCACCCGATTACCTCCCAGGGACTCATGCTTCCACTGCTCCGTACATTGACTTGGCCCACTCGAGCAATCCGGTGATGGCGTACAGGGATGTACCGGCCGACCGGTGTAGGCAGATTTCTTGCATCTCCTCTTCGTCCGAGTGGATGTCATAGGTTGCAGCTATGATGGCCCAGTCTCGAACTATCCCGGCGTCGCCGCCTTGCTCGTCAAGGACATGGTTAGTGACAGCTTCTTCCAGCTGCCGATAGGTCTCTGCGGACATCTAAAATCCCTCAGGTCGATTGCACTGTCTAGTGGCCGTAGCCTCCGCCATGAATGGCGCGTAAATGTTTTGCGTTCAATTCTGCCCGAGACATTAGATGCTTCGCATAGTTGTCGAGAACTCGCTCGACTTGCTTCGCGACCAGCTGCCACAGTTCCGACACTGGAACTTTTGGTACTTACCGGTCGAGAGACTCTCGTATCCCCGGCGATGCCACTCAGCTTCACCACAGACGGGGCAACCGTCCGTGACTCCGTCGATGACGTTGCGGCCAGGGTGTTTCTTAGGAGCCCAGGGCTTCAGCTCTTCGTACAGTTCGACGAGGAGCTTTACGTCTTGTATCTGGTACTTCCGCATCCGCTTCCAAGCGGCATCTTCACCGGCCATGCACTTACGCCAAAGGTCGAAACCTTCGTGCTGCACTTTGGAGCCAACACCTAAGCGTTGTGCCACATAGTCAAGTTTGTTACTTGGCCAGCGGGCCGTCTTAGCGACCCTCATTAGGTCGTAATCCTTCGTGGGGGATGGTGGGGACATTTTTGCTTCGATAAACTCACGGCGAATATGACCGTGGTCGAACTGTTGGCTGTTCCATCCGCAGAGAACATCCGCCTCGTCCATTAGCTCGTGAAGATGGTCGAGCATCGCCTCTTTGCCATCGTGATGGACTGAGCGAAAGTGGACTTTCTTTTCCCCGAGCCATTGGGCCCCGAAACAGAGCACCTGAGTTGGCTCGACAATCTGGTTGATACCAATGTTCTGGTTGAAAAGGCCCCAGGTGTAAACCAGGTTAGGACTGGTCTCTAAATCAAAAAAGAGCATCCTCATTGAGATGCTCCATCCTGTTTTGGGCGCAGTTGTATACCGGCACTATCTAGTGTACCTGAAGAATCGAAAATCCGTTCGATACTTTCGGGTGTGTCCCGGCCGGATTCCACGAGGTCAATCTCGTATCTCAGCTGGCGCATCCCGTTGCCGTGAATCCACACAGCACCGCAGCCGGCACACTTAGCTCTCGAGTTAGTTAGTGACTTCTCAGCGTGAACCCGAGACTCGACAATCACCGCCCGCCGATACACTCCGTCGGAATCGTAACCGTAGTCAGCTCGGCATCGTGGGCAGGGAGACGTAATCTCAAGAATAGTTGGCGGATTCAGCTTGGCCTCAATCTTGGCGACCATAGTCTGCAAGCGCTTATGTGTTGACCGTAGTTTCTCGGACGAGACTTTGCCGAGCGAACTGAGGACAGTGAACTCTATATACCACTGTCGAAGATTTTGTTTCGCCGTCGGGAACGGCCGTGACGACGTAACGCCGATGTAAAGGTTTCTGCAATCCTGAGCCATACGGTCGCGCAGCTCCATCGCGTCAGTGTTGAGCAAGTTTCTTTCGGACGACAAAGCGCCGCCGCCGGGGGAAGAGCCCGACGACGACGCTACCAGCTGGTCAAGTTGGTCAAGCAACGCATCATGCGTCACCTTCGTCCTGACTAGCTTCGTACCCTGCTCGACCTCGTGCTCTACCAAGTGCGGCTTAGTGAGCTTGTCGACCAGGACAAGAATGTCATTCAGCTCAGAATGGGGCATTGTCCAAGATGTCAGTGGTGTGAGCCACAGTTCGGACTTCTTCCACAGTTGCAGGCTGGAAGAACTCAGGGTCATTCACACTCACGTCAGCGGTGTGAACAACCTCGCCATTATCGGTCTCGTACTGACCGGGCTTGGCGCTGACCTTACCCGTGAGGGCAACCCAGTCTCCGACATTCATTCCGTGACGGCCTTTACACCAAACGGTGTAGTAGGCGGAATACTCGCCGGACGGACCGTGAATGGTCTCCGCGATTTTCATGGCCGTGTCGTTGTAGAACACACGGACAACTTTTGCTCGGTCGATTTTGATAGTCGCCAATTTTTTTTGTCCTTTCTTTTGGCTAAAGAAAAGATTACAGGCGAGGCTGCCAAGGTGGGACGTCATCTGCACCGGCGTGTCCAGAAATTGACCTAGCTAGTTTTTCTCGCTGGACCAGATACCGAGTGTCATCGTTGTAACCCCGCAGGCGAATCCGCATCTGAATAGGATGCTCTGGCCTCTCAAGCTCTAAGTCCTCAAGGTCGATACCCATCAGCTCGGCGTAAGTCTGCATTATGCAGGCATAAAGATAGTTGCCACCGCGTGAGCGTGCCGGTCATTCGGGTGCATATCGGCAATAGCGGAAAGTTTCACACAACAGGGAGTGCAATACAGAATCCCGAGCCCGTGCTCAGCACAGAGGGGCATAGGGTCACCAGGGCCTTCACTGTTCTCAAGCTCACGTTGCGCTTTCTCCATCTCTGCCGCACGCTGCTCCCGCAGATTCTTGATTTCGACAATCAAGCCACGCGGAGCAAGATAAGAATCCGACTTTTGAAAGTGCAGCGGCAAGGCATCCAAGGCATCCTGGTAGTCAAACGACCCCAGCACCCGAAACCACATCTCGACACCAGCCTCGTCAACAACCCTGTTGTCAAGTGCGGAAATCTGTGTAAGCAGCTGAGCTATCTCTGACCTATTCAATTTCTTTCGCCTCCATCGCCTTGTACTTAGCGACCAAGTCTATACCCTTCGCAAAGTTACGTTCCCGCTTACTCTTCGGAGCCCACTTGACCGCGTTGCGCAGCCAGGTCTGGAAAGCCCGCTCCCAATCTTTGAACTGGGAACCCTTCGACATGTGGTGGTCACGGAACTGCTCAAGCTCAGACATGACGTTGACGCCGGGATACTTTTCCGCAGCTGAGGCTAATAACTTCTCCGAGGGCTCATAGTCATCAGCGCATTTCACTGTTTTTGTAATATCGTTCTTTGACTCTAGTTCACTGACTCTAGTTAGTGTGCCACCCGTGTCACCCCCTGGTGACAGCTGTGTCACCCCCTCGTGACTCCCCTGTCTCGGCGTGACAGCTGTGTCACCCCCCCTGGGCTTCTTCGTAATCACGGTGTAAATGTTCGAGGAGTTCTTCCGAAAAGTCTTTCGCAGCATCCCCGCCTGCACCAACTCCTCCGACGCCCTGACCACCGACCGGACGTGACAATTCAGTCTGGCTGCCAACGTGTCCCGAGACGGCCAAGCCTTATGCGTATCCTTGTCCGCGTACCTGACAAGCAAGGCATAAAGACGGAAAGCCCTATCGCTGACCGGCATATCCAAGACCCACTCTTCGATAATTGCGAATCGCCGGTCGACGTTTACTACTGACTTACTCTTCTCCACCGCTCCACCTTAGAAATAATCTGGCCCGTAGATTTCCGCCATACGCTCTTCGGCGGTCGTCCGGTCTACCGGCACTCTGTCTGTATCGACAAGATAGTACCAGCCGTCGTGATACCGGACAGGGACACACTCGATTGGCCAACGCTGAGCTGCAACCCATCGCGGCACAGACCAACCCATCTGAACACAGAGCGCCCGGAACTTTGCATCCGAGGTCTCTTGGACGTTGTGCCAGATACAGAAAGTTATGAGGCTAGCTGCGGTCTTGTCATACAGAGCTGACCCGCCCATGCCTCGACCAATCCGATGCTGCATCGACAACTGGTCATTGCCCATCTGACCTGACCCCCACACCCGGCACGCCAAGCACTCATGCCGGTCACGCTTGTAAACGTGCTTACGCCACTTCTCCGTCTGACTCCGAGATTTCTTTCCGAGCGACATTCTCCACCTCCACTGTTTGATTCTTTACACCATACCTGGCATACTGACTCTCGTGGAAAGTCCACTAGCCATCGAACGATTGGAAAGAACATGGCAACATTCAAAGTAACAACCACCTACCAAGTCACGGAGTATGTGGAAGCCCCGGCCGACACCGACCACACCGATGTCGCGGGAGAGGCGCAAAGCCGCTACATATCCTTCGACGACCTGAAAGAGGTTGACTACGAGGTCGAAGAAATGGTCTCGGCCTAACAAGGTAGGGAGAGCCCCGGCTTCGGTCGGGGTTTTCTCTTGTCCCCAAAAGTGAGAATTACTCGCACTCACACTCAAGCAACTCCAACAACGTTTTCACATCCATCGTGACCCACCAATCCTCAGCCGCAGACTTACCAACCCGCTTATGAATCACAACAGCCGGCTCACCCTCAGCCTGCTCCGTCGCCTGAGACCACCAACCAGACAAGTCCAACCTGGTCTGATTCTTGACCTCAATCACCGCCGGAAAATCCGAAACAATATCAGCACCAATCTGATACCCGCCACGGACAGCCCGCGACGTATCAGCGAGATACCCAGCCTCCCGAAGAACCCTAACCACCTCCACCTCAGCTCGATTACCCTTACGACGTGAAGATGCCCCGGTCATTGCTGCTCGTACCCCTCTAGCTCTTTCAACAGTTCCAAGTAGGTCTCAGACACCGTAATCAGCGAATAGTTCTCAGCCCTCAGCTGCTCCCCATACATAAACATTTCAATCAGACTATTCATGGCCTGACTGTCATCCTCTTGCATAGCACGCACTATCGCCGCCTTCAGATTCACCCGCATACTGCGGTGCTCCATATCGGTCTGGTCCGCCTTCGCCCTCGCAGACACAAGATTCTGCTCAAGCTCTGTAATGCTCGACGTCAACTTCCCCATTCCAACCTCACCAACGCTCCAATCGAACGACCAACCTCAAGACGGTCACGCAAAGCTTTCAGCCGTGCGTTGCAAGCCCTCAGCTGTTGGTCAGCGACCTCGGCGGCAAACTTCAGGTCAGCGACCTCAAGCTCAGCGGTGTATTTCCGTATATCCATCGAGCCCTCAGAGTTCAGAAAAGCCCTAGCATGAGCTTTCTCCCGAGCGGCTCGAGCTTCGACAGCTGCCAAGTCCAGGTCGGCCAACTCAGCCGTCGTCTCGTCAATCTCTTTCGAGATGGTGGACAACGTCCGGGTCACCTCACCTGGGCTTAGGTTACTTGTCTCCGTCACGGCGCTCTAACCTGCGCGAATAGGTCAAAAGCTGCCGAGCGGCAACCTTGTGATACTCACGCCAGTCCACAGGCTCGGTCTTGTAAATCAAAGACTCGAGATAGGTGTGAACGTAACGGTCAGCAATTTCCAACACCCGCTTGTCTTGAGCGGTCAATTTATCTTTCATTTCAGTGAACCACCTTTATCTTGGAAGAGGTCCCTTATCCAGCCAATCTGAGAGTGGCCGTCAGCGACAATCTCTTCCCACAGATTACCAAGCTCTGCACGATTCTTGACGGATGCCACGCGATTCTCAAGAGCCTCACGCTCCGGCTCCGGCTTTGTTGGCTTCACAGCCTTCTCAGCCCGCTCGACCTTCTGCATCTCCTCACGGCTAGGACGCTTCGTCCCAGTGAACTCACCACCAAGGTCAGCAAGCGCTCTACCGATTGCCGAGGTCGCACAGTTCTCGACCATGCTCACACGGTTGACCGGACTCGAATCCAAACGCTCCTCAGCGTAATCCACTGTCACAGGTCGCAAGTCATCACGGTCAAGGTAAACCTCGGCGCGAATCACCACCTGCTCAGGGCTGAAATGGACCATCTCAGTGTGCAACCTGCCCTCACCAAACTTGGTCCAGAATAAATCTATTCTCTCGGCCACAGTCGAATACTGCGACATGTCGAATCTAGGCATTTTCTCCTCCACCTGTCTCATGCCATAACTGCCCTGCGGTCACACAGAGCTTCTCAATCGTCGTCTCGTCACGCTGAATATGAATCACACGCGGCTCAAAATCAGCTGTCACAAAACTTCCGTCGACCTCAAGCCGACGAATCCACGCAAACACACAATACTCCGCACCGGTGACATACAACTGCCACTGCACCTGACGGCGATACTGAACCGGAATCTTATCCGGCTCCCAATCCTGACCAGTCGTCTTGATTTCAGAAATCACAAGATGGTCAAGGCTGACCCCATCCGGGGTAGCAAGATGGTTAGTGTGCTCACTGTGAGCAATCAGCCACTCATTAGGCATAATGCCAAAACGGTCTTTCAACCACATGGCAATCCACGGCTCAGACTCCCGACCAAACGCCATATAAGCGTTATCCGGTATCACCTCGTCAGAGTGCCAACTCTCGACACACTCACGAAAACCCTTAGCCGTCGAAGCCTTCGCCACCTGAGTAGCAGTCACACCCGACCGCCGAGCAGCAAGCCACCCGTCAAAGTCAAGCGCCTTATTCGCGATAAACCTCTCAGCGGGAATCATCCGTCCTCAGGCTCCAAGTCTAAAGGCCGATAAGCATCAAGCTGATTCAAGCTGCGGCGTAGCTGTTGTGCCTGAGTTATCGTGAACACAATCGTGCCCGGCTCCTCAAGCTGCCAAACATCATCCCGCAAACGGACAATAACATCGCGACCATCTACCTGAATATCCATCATCGTGACTCACCCCCTCACCAAGCGAGCGGCAAGGGCAGCACAAGTGAAGAACACTATTGCCGCACCAATCGCGGAAATCCCGTTCCACACGCCAACCAAAACCGGTGGTAGCAAAGTAAGCACACCACCGCTCAAGCCCAGCACTGCATACAACGGCCAGTTCACCGGCTTCATTTCTCTCAAGTCACGACGTGACGGAAGATAATAAGCCGCATGACTATTAGCCGGCTTTGGCGGCCGCTGCTTCTTCTCCAACAGCCAACCATTCACCGTCGCCCTCAGCAACGCCGGGTCACCGACAATCGCATCGAACGACTCAGGCGGGATACGGTCAATGTGATTCTGTATCCACGCCAGGATGTTGTCGTACTCTTCTTGCTCAGCGACTTCCCGCTGTTTCAATCCACCCATGATTCCATCCTTTCGGGTAGGTCATGGGTTTCACTATAGACGACAACGTGATAATGTCAACGAGTAGACACACGGACGGGGGACCAAAATGAGTTACGGACTCGACAGAGCAGCCAACAACCACAAACGCGCACAAGCCCGCAAGGTACTCAAGATGTGGGAACTCGGCTGGCTAGACCAGCCACAAACAGAAAGGGAAAACAATGACAGCAATCATCGAGCCAAACCCGGCGCTCATGGAACTGCCAATCGAAGAACTCGTGAAGATAACCGGTGAGGTACACAACGACCTCAAGGCAGTAACCTTCGCACTCAAGCATCGAATCGACGAAGCCCGCGACGTGATGACGATGACACAAGTCTCCGAGCTGACCGGATTCACGCGGACCACCATTTACAACTGGCGGCGCAACGCCCAGTAAACAGAAAATATCCCCGGCTGGAAGAGACCGGGGATATTTCGGGTGGAGAACCAGGTGCGCTAGATACGCCCTAACATCCTCTCACCTATTGGCAAGACTCGCAAGCCACAAGGTCGGCCGGGTCGATAGGGACCTCGAAACCATCCAAGCGGTCGATTGCGTCAAAAGGGTCGCTCATTTAGACACCGGCTTTCTGTCGTACTGCAAAACGGACGTGAGTAGGGACATGACCATCGCGAGGCCAGAGATACTGAGCACACTGGCCCAGTCAATATCGAAAAGGCCCAAGCCTCCTCCACCCATCAGGGCGAGGGCGCTCTGTGCCCCAGTCTTGAGACAACGCTCTACGGCATAGTCAAGGTACATGCGGACTTTATCCATCAGGATTCCCTTCGTCGGACTTGTGGAGAGACTTGTCCTCCCACACAGCCCCAAAAATATAGCTAGTCAAAATCAAAGTAATCAAAGCCACGCCGCCAGTCACAAGGTCGCTCACATCCACACCCGTGGCCAACAAAGTAGCAACCGTGCTGCCAACCAACATCAGCGCACCAATCACAAACGACGCCAAAATGTACCGACGACGATTCTTCCAAGACGGCTTAGACATGACGTACCTCAGACCCTTCAGATATTGGGCTACAACTCGGCGCAACCAAGTCATACAACCAAAGTGACAACCCACGGCATGACAGCCGCGACCAAACCAAAACCACCAACAGCCCAACCCATCCGCATCTCAAGTTTGCGGATACGAGTCTCGTGGTCGTCAATTTTCTCTTCACTGTCAGGCAGGGAGTTAGCAATCTTCTCCAACAGTCGGCCCTGCCGCTGTACCTCAACATAAATGTCGCGCATAGAAACCCGCACACCGTTCTCTCGAGTGTCCTCCGGCATTACCAACCACCCCGATTCAAAAACTTTTGCAAGCCACGAATCGTCGAGCTGCCAGGCACACCATTCATATACCCCGAGTAGAAACCGTCAGCCTTCAGCATCCGCTGGACAGCGCCCCAAGTGTTACGACCAAGAACCCCATCCTCTAACAACCTCGGCTGCGTCTTAGGTGCTGCACTCTTCTCAGGTGTTGCACTCCAAACAGAAATCGCGTAGCAGTCATCAAGAATGTCTCGAGGATTGTAGTCCGACCCCCAAGCCTGTTTACGCCGAGTCTCGAAATGCAAGTGAACCCCAGTGCTAGCACCGGTCGTCCCAGTGTGGCCAATGACCTCACCGCGTTTCACCTTCGTACCCTTGAGCAGCTTCGACGGCTCCCGCAAGTGATAGTAAGCCGTGTAAACCTTCGGGTCATCATGCTTCAGAATCAGCGTGTAACCGCCGCCAGTGCGCTTATTCAGACTCACACCCTTATGGACCACGACACCATCGGCCGGCGCGTAAATGTGGCCGTTATAGCCGACGTCGACGCCTCTGTGCTTCTTGCTCTTCCCGGTGATGGGATGTTTACGCATCCCCCACTCACTACGAATAGACTCGCCAGGTGGCCAAGGATAACAAAGCTTAGCCATTCGTTACCTCTACCCAAGCACCAGCTTGCTCATCCCAGGTGTAGGCGGGACCGACGTCGGCAAACGCTTCAGCCGGTAACGGCAATGGCGCTTCCCATTGACAAGTGTCCTCATTTAGAATCCAAGAATCGTAGGGCTTTGGCGCAATGAAAGCGTCACGGTCTTCATCGTAGGTGTAACCCACGCCAGCGTAATTGAAACGAATGTTAGCGTTGTAGGAAGTGCGAACACAGCGTTGTCCACGGATTTCACCGTAGTAGGTTTCCCAATCTGTGATGCCGTCAACGACTTCATCCTCATTTCGACCAGTGATGACCTCAGTAACAATGTTGTTCTCATCCAAAAATGCGTAGTGCGCCATTATGCCACCGTAACCGTTCCAGTCCCAGACTTGAATATGTAAATGTTTCTACCATTCTCTTGAGCATTGGCGGATACCAATCCAGCCCCAACTGAAAGACTGCGGGCTTCCGGCAGGGAGAGAATGACAACCCCTGAACCGCCGTTACCAGCACCAGCCCCACCCCGACCACCGGAACCCCCGCCACCAGTGTTCGCCTGACCATTCTGTACCGTATTGACGGCACCACCGCCACCGCCACCGCCGATGCCCCCAGCGCCATTTCCACTACCACCGGTACCGGCACCGCCACCGCCGAAGAAAGCGAAACCATCAACGACTTCACCAACGCTCTCGGCGGTTCCGAGAGTGCCAGATATAATCCCATCAGTCAAACCTTGACCGCCGGCGGAACCTATATTGTTCTGGTAATCCCCAGTTGTTGCTTCACCACCGGCACCACCACCAGCGCCGGATGGCTCAGAGTTGCTCTGCATACCGTTGCAACCCTGGTTGCCCTGACGCGCTCCAGCGGTGTTAGCCGTTCCAGCAGGAAGTAAAGGCAACTGGTAGGCAACATTCGCGTAACCGCCACCGGATGACCCGCCTGTGCCACCTGTGTTGCTACTTGCCCAACCAGCAGGACCACCACCCTCAGAAGTAAAGGTGTCGAACACGCTATCTTCACCCTTACCTGGCGCAACCAGATAACCGCCAGCCCCGCCAGCACCAACTGTCACCGTGAATGAATCTCCAACTGATTTAGCAACCGCACCCTCACGCCCCGAAGTGCGAAAACCACCGGCACCACCGCCAGCACCCCCAGCCGCGCCGCCAGTTCCGCCACCACCGCCACCACCAGCGACAACAAGCCATTCCAGCGTAAGAGGTATTCCACCAGGAACCCAAGCCGACCCATTCCATGCCTCAAGCACACCAGCCTCAATACGCAAAACCGGTGTACCACCAACATCCTGCCACTCATCAAACTTCAAAGTAGTCATCAGACAGTCACCCCAAACAATTCTCGAACCTCATCCACAGTGAACGTGTCACCGTCAGAGCTTTCCCAAGTACCGAAACGGACAGCACTAGCCATTAGTTACATCCTCCTCTGGGCAAACCCATAAACAAGTGTCCTCGTCAAGTGTGCAATCAGGTGACGGCTGGGGCGGAATGAAAGCATCCCGCGCCTCATCGTAGGTGTAACCAATGCCAGCATAGTTCTTACGCAAGGGTGTGCCACCAAGCAAGTGAACACCGCCCTGAGTGTTGTAACTGGTTTGCTTATAGGTGTCACCAGTCCGAGCCGAAAGCTCAGACTCCCTGCCGTCATCCTCATCCCTGCCGACAGTCACGAACACCACGACATTATCTGCGTTTAGTTTTGCGAAGTGTGCCATTAGCCTATTGTCACCGTTTCCGAAGTAGTAGAAGTTGCTGTCACCGTATAAACATCGTTGGAGCCAACCACGGTGCTTGTTTGGGTTACACCACCAGAAAAGGTAACAGAAGTTCCAGTTGTGACAGAGAAGATTACAACACCTGAGCCACCTGCACTGGCCCCATTGTAAGCGCTGCCCCCACCGCCACCGCCGGTGTTAGCCGTTCCAGGAGTGTGGCTGGATACAGCACCATACCGGCTACCGTTTCCGCCACCATCAGTCCCAGTGCCACCAGTCGAGTAACCCCCACCGCCACCACCGCCACCGCGACCAACCGCGCTACCAGTAATTGAGGATGTGACCCCAGCACCACCTGGCCCACCAGTGTTTACCGCTGCCGTAATAGGTGTTTCTGAAGCACCACCACCACCACCTGCACCATCATTAGCCGGGTGCGGAGCGCCATCAAAACCTTGCGCAACAAGACCTAAACCACCAACGGACTGACCCCTTCCGCTACCTCCACCAGAGCCACCGAAGAAACCTCGCGCCCCTACTGCTCCACCTGCTCCACCGCCCACACAAACAACAGAGCCAA